GGTTTTCATACAAGCCCAAAGACTTGGATAGAAAAATATGGCAAAGAATCAGAAATGTTAGAATGGGTACTGGATAATTTATAGGAGTAAATTATGATTGAATTTGCATTTGTTATGGTCATTAGCACTAACCCAGTAATAGATAACTGGGAGTATATAGGTAACTTTAAAAACTGTACGCAGGCAGAGTTGTATGTATCGCTACACCATCCAGACAAGGTAGCCTCACGATGTTTAAATAAAGATTACATTAATATGCCTGAAGATACTATTTTTAAAAACATAGATATGCAGCACAACAGTATCAGGTATTATCAACGTCATGATGCTTGTAAACTAAGGAGGAAGTGTCAAGATGAAACGACTGCACCAACTGTATAGACACTTTGATAGCGAAGATAATTTGCTTTATATAGGAATATCCATTAACGCTGTAAATAGATTAAGTGGCCATCAAAAAATTTCAAGTTGGTACAAAAATATCGCACAAATGAAAATTGAAAACTATCCAACAAGACAAGAATTAGAAGAATCAGAAATAAAGGCCATACAAGATGAAAATCCTTTACATAACATTATTCGTTACAACGGAGAGCAAGGTAAGTTTGAAGGAGATGGTTATACAATAGAAGAGCAGGCGCAGTTAGAGAAAATTATAATACAACAATGTAGGTTGGCAAGAACAAGAATGATGAGCTTATTTAAAAAAGCCAAAAAGGGAGACAAAGCATCATTGGATAGAATTATTAATATTATAACAAGGAGAGACAATGAGCAAGGGAAGTAGTCGTAGACCTAAAGGATTAGTAACAGATAAGAACTTAGAAGATAACTGGGAAAGAATCTTTGGAGCTAAACCTAACGCAACTCAATTTGAGCAAAATGGAGCAATTCAACAACATAAAGCTAAAGTTGCATGGCGAGATGAAATGGTACAAGAAGACCACAATAACTACATAAAGGAAAAAAATGGCCAAGATGAGTCCAACACAACTGTCACTAAGAAAACTAAGAAATGATGGTTACAAGACAGTTCAAGTAGTAGAGCATTGGGTACATTTTTCTCGCACTAGAAGAGACTTATTTAATTGCATTGACATCTTAGCTATTAAAGATGGAGAAGTATTAGCGGTGCAAACTACAAGCTGGGGAAACCGTCTTGCGCGATGTAGAAAAATAGCAGATAATGAACATATTGGTGAGATGAGAAAAGCCAATTGGACCATTCATGTACATGGCTGGAGGAAAGAAGCTGGTAGATGGGCATTAACAACAGAGGATGTATCATAGGAGATTGATATGGCAGAAGCACTAGCAGCACAAAATAACCTTTACGAATTCACTTTTAATAATGGTAGTAAGATTAAAAGATATGAATTAGCTCAACTTATACTAGACGTGATAGGTGATGAAAAAAAACACACCGCACAAATAGCTACTGAGATTGGCATGAACTACCAGTCAGTATTTGCAGTCATTAGGACCTTAGTCACAGGCGAAGTATTAATTGGTGAAAAGATGAGCAAGCATACTGCTTACAAGAAACCAAAGCCTTGTGGGTTGGCGGACTTTTTTAACCACAAATCATCTATAGAAAACTTTAAGATTAAAGGAAGTAAGAAATATAAAGCAGAAAACTTCCCTAACGTTAGCTTTGGTGGCAAGAGTGGGTATGAGAATTTTTCTAGCAATTACTCTAACACTATATATGAGGGCGGTGAATGACACTTAAGCGTTTGTTAGAGATACTAGAAGATTGGAAGCGTTGGATGAAGTCTGACAACCACAAACTAGGCTATCCTAACAAAGTGTCATATATGTCATCTGGCAATGAGTCTACTTCAGAAGTGTTTGAAGAGATGGTAGACCAAGCAGACAATAAAAATGTACAAACCATTAACGCTATTATAAACAGCCTACCAAAAGAGCAAAGAGAGGCAGTATATTATGTATGGTTGCAATGCAAAAAACCTATGTACTGGGAATTAAAATACGATTTAGCGTTAGATAATATGTTAACTTTAGCTGGAAAACGAATTTATGCTTGAAATTTACTTAAAAAAAGCGTATAATTACGTATGGGCCGAGTTGCGTCTAAAATATGCAACTTACCATATCTCCTCCTCTAAGCCTGGTGTAAAAGCCAGGCTTTTTATATTTTAAGGAAACAATATGCCAAATGTCGGTGGAAAGAAATACGCTTATACAAATAAAGGAATGGCTGCGGCAGAAAAAGCAGCTGAAAAAATTGGAGCAATGGTAAAAAAATCTAAACCTAAAAAGAAAATGAAATAATGGCTAAAGGATTGTACGCTAACATCCAAGCCAAAAGAAAAAGAATAGCTGAAGGCAGTGGAGAGAAAATGAAAAAGAAAGGTCAGGCAGGCAGACCTACAGCCAAATCATTTAAGCAAGCAGCCAAGACTGTTAAAAAAAAATAATGTGGACTTGTTACATATATTGGGGATTTAATTTAGGCTTTGAATTTTACGAAGCAGAACTACAATATGATGGTGGTGAAATAGTCCCAATAGAATATCTTTTAATTAATATCGGACCAATAAGGATACAACGTGGAGAATACATCTGAAACAATACCGGTAACTGATGATAAATTAGAAGAGTTGCGCAGATGGTTTGAAGCATTACAGGATTGTGTATAAAACAATAAAAATATTTGTAGGATATGACGGAGAGATAGAGCCAGTTGCTTACCATACGTTCTGCCAAAGCGTTATAGAAAAGGCAAGTGTACCTGTTAGCTTTACACCGTTAGCATTAAACACTCTTAACGGATATAAAGAAACACACACAGATGGTAGCAATTTATTTACTTACTCACGATTCCTTGTACCTTACCTATGCAATTACGAAGGCCAAGCAATATTTGTTGATGGCGATATGTTATGTAGGGCAGACATAGCCGAGCTAACAAAAGATTTTGAAGGCGCAGTAAAGGTAGTTAAACATGATTACAAGACAAAGCATCCAATAAAATACTTAGGTAAAAAGAACGAAGACTATCCTAGAAAGAACTGGTCAAGCGTTATAGTATTTAACTGCGAAAAGAACCAGGCACTAACACCAGAGTTAATACAATCCTCTAACGGTGCTTACTTACACAGACTAAGCTGGCTAGAAGATAAAGACATAGAAGAACTACCTATAGAATGGAACTGGCTAGTAACAGAGTATGATTACAACCCTAACGCTAAGTTAGTACACTTTACACTAGGAACACCATGCTTTAAAGAGTATGATGAATGTGATTACTCAGATGAATGGTTTAACACATTAAAGAATTTAATAATACCCTTGAGCAACCAACAGGACTCATAATGGAAGATAATAAAAATAATAAAAACGGATGGGGTGGTAAACGAGAAGGTGCTGGAGCGCCTACAGGGAATACTAACTCAAGTAAATCAAATAGGTTATATGCAGATACAATCAAACGCATTAACATTCAATCAGAAGGTCAGGTAGCCCACGATGTCGCAATGGCGTTAATCAACAAAGCAAAGACTGGTGATGTTTCAGCTATAAAAGAGTTTGGAGACAGAGTAGATGGTAAGGCGGTCTCTACTACAGAACTATCAGGAATAGATGGAGGCGACTTGCCTTTAGGTATAACTGTGGAATATGTCAGACCAAAAGATAACGATTAAAGCTGAGTTTCCTGAAAAGTTATCATTTTTATCTGAACCACATAGATACAAGGTAGCTTACGGTGGAAGAGGTAGTGGTAAGTCATGGGGGTTTGCTCGTGAATTGCTTATACAAGCAGCTAAAAAACCACTTAGAGTATTATGCGCTAGAGAAATACAACGCTCCATCAAACAATCTGTACACCAATTACTTAATGACCAAATACAATCTTTAGAGCTTGGTTCTTATTATGAAGTATTAGAAAATGAAATACGATGTAGAAATGGTAGTAAATTTAGCTTTACCGGTCTAGCCAATAACACAGTAGAAAGTATTAAATCTTTTGAGGGTGTAGACATAGTTTGGGTAGAAGAAGCACAAACAGTTAGTAAGAAGTCATGGGATATTCTTATACCAACTATAAGAAAGCCAGACTCAGAGATATGGCTATCTTTTAATCCATCACTTGACTCAGACGATACTTATAAACGATTTGTTATAAATAAACCTACTAACGCTCATGTCGTTAAAATAAACTGGTTTGATAATCCTTGGTTTCCTGCTGTACTAAACATGGAACGATTACATTCCAAAGCCACATCAGATGATTATGATAACATTTGGGAAGGTGAGTGTAAGACTGCTGTTGATGGTGCTATATACGCAAACGAAATAAGAGATGCTCAAGAGTCAGGTCGTGTTACTAACGTGCCTTATGACCCAATGCTTAAGGTTCATATAGTAATGGACTTAGGTTGGAATGATAGTATGTCTATTATCTTATGCCAAAAAGGCGTATCAGATTTACGAGTAATTAATTACATAGAAGATGACCACCGAACACTAGATAGCTATTCATCACAACTGCAAGCATTAAAGTATAACTGGGGTGATATGTACTTACCTCATGATGGCCAAGCAAAAGACTTTAAGCATGGCATTAGCGCAGAAGATATAATGAAACGCTTTGGTTGGAATGTTAAGATAGTACCTAAAATGGATATAGAATCAGGTATCAAGTTAGCTCGTATGAACTTCCATCGTGTGTACTTTGATAACTCAGCAAGCAGATTAATTGAATGTTTAAAGCATTACCGAAGAACTATTAACTCTAATACTAACGAACCAGGCGCACCGTTACATGATGAATACTCTCATGGTGCAGATGCCTTTAGGTACTTATCTACTTCGGTTGATAAAATGACTAATGAAACATGGTCACAGAAACCTATTTCATATAGCAATGTTGGTATCGTATAACTTATAGGAATGAATGAATGAAATTAAGAGACGAAGATATAGTAGCTAAGATAGAGCTGCAGGAGAATGTTGCTTACGGCATTAACGATGCAACACTATCACACCAAAGAGCAGAAGCTATTGACTATTATCTTGGCGAACCATTTGGCAACGAGCAAGAAGGTCGTTCACAAGTTATCTCTTATGATGTCCAGGACACCATTGAGTCAGCCTTACCTCAGCTATTAAAAGTCTTTGTATCCGGTGATAAGGTTGTACAGTTTGAACCCAAAGGACCAGAAGACCAAGCAGCTGCAGACCAAGAAACTGATTACATCAACCATATTGTTATGGATAAGAATAATGGCTTTGAAGTATTCTATGTGTGGTTTAAAGATGCACTACTCAGTAAGAATGGCTATATCAAAGTTTATTACGAAGAAGAAGATGAAGTAGAAGAGGAATCATACGAAGGCTTATCTGATGCCCAATTAGATATGCTATCTAACGATGAAAAGATTGAAGTAGTAGAACACACCGCTTATCCTGACCCAAGCGTACCGTTAGAAGCATTACAAGCACAGGCTATGGCTATGGGACAAGACCCAGTTATGGTTATGCAACCTATGTTACATGATGTTAAAATAAACGTTACTGAAACAAACGGTGAAATAAAGATTAAGAATGTAGCGCCAGAAAACATTATGGTGTCAGTAGATACTTCTAGTCCTTCACTACATGACTCACGCTTTGTGCAACATAGAGAACTTATAGCGCGTTCAGAAGTAGCTGAAATGTTTGATATTGACTTAGATGAAGTTAATAGCATTATGGGTGACTACCGAGATACTTACCAAGAGGAAAGTAATGCTCGTGACATTTATGATGAAGAGTACGATAGGACAGCAGACTCAGACCAAGTGTTAGTTAAAGATACTTACATTTATATGGATGATGAGTTAATGCGTTATGTTGTGTTAGGCAACACTATTATTCATAAAGAAAAAGCCGATTGCATACCATTTGCTTGTATTACACCAATGCTTATGCCACACCGACATATTGGTAGAAGTTATGCCGATTTGACTAGCGACATTCAAATGATTAAATCTACGTTAATTCGTGGTCAATTAGATAATATGTATTTAGCTAACAATGGTCGTTATGCTATATCCGACAGAGTAAACTTAGATGATATGCTAACGTCAAGACCAGGTGGTATCGTTAGAGTTAATGGTGAGCCAGGCTCATCTATTATGCCGTTACAACAAGCGCCATTCCCTCAGACATCATTTACTATGGTTGAGTACATGGACTCTATGAAAGAGAAACGTACTGGGGTTACTGCTTACAATCAGGGCCTAGACTCTAACAGCTTAAACAAAACAGCTAGCGGTATATCACAAGTAATGTCTGCTGCTCAACAACGATTAGAGTTAGTCGCTAGAACTTTTGCAGAGACCGGTGTTAAAGACTTATTTATGCTAGTACATAGATTAGTTAGAACCAAAGTAACTAAGCCTGATATTATTCGTTTAAGAAACCAATGGGTAGAAGTAGACCCAAGAGAATGGAAGTCACGCAAAGACTTATCTATATCTGTTGGACTTGGCGCTGGTAACAAAGACCAACAAATGATGCACTTAAATAACATTTTACAAATGCAAAGAGAAGCGTTACAGGCAGGACTAACATCACCTGATAAGATATATAACGCATTAGCTAAACTAACACAGAACGCAGGCTTTAAAGACCCTAACGAATTTTGGACTGACCCAGCACAGAATCCACCAGCACCACCAACACCTGACGCTCAAGTACAAGCTGCTGAAGCAATAGCGCAAGCAGAAATACAAAAAGCACAAATGAAGATGCAATCTGACCAAGCTAAACTAGAGTTAGAAAGAGAGCAAATGCAATTGAAAGCTGCCAAAGATGCGTTAGAATTACAACAGAAAGAAGTAAAACAAACAACAGAGCTTGCACTCAAAGAATTACAATTAATGTTAAACGCAAAAGACAGCGATGGTAAATTAAAAACTGACCAGGCTAAAGTGGTTATGGATGCGTTAGGAACTATAAACAACATTAGAAAAGGTAACTAATGGATAAAGCGTTAAAAGAAATTAAAGATGGCGAACAAGCTAAACAGATATTAGACAATCCTGTTTATAAAAATGCCATAGAGGGCGTTAGGCAAGGAATTATATCAAGTATGGCTACTAGCTCACTTGGTGATGAAAAGACGCACAACAGGCTTGTAATAGCCTTACAGGTACTCTCTCAGATAGAGAAACAATTACATGATTCCATGCAGACTGGCAAGATGGCTAGTATGCAAATACACGATTAGAATTTGGGTAAGAGCAAACCCATTTAATCCTAACGGATTTTTTTGCTCACAATAAAAGGAAAATACAATGAGTGACCAAGCTATTCAGCAGTCACCGGAGAGTCGCTTACAGGCGATGCTTGGTGACGTTATAGATGAACCTATCGTTAACGAAGAACCACTAGAGGTTGAGGAAGAAATTACTGATGAAGTTGATGAAACTGAAGAAGTAGAAGAATCCGAAGACGACGAACCTGAACTTGAAACAGAAGATGAAGTAGATTCTGAAGAGGAAGCCGAAGAGGAAGAATCCGAAGAACAACCTACTAAGATGCTTAAGTTAAAAGTAAACGGTGAAGAAGTTGAGAAACCTTTAGACGAAGTCGTGGCATTAGCACAACAAGGACTTGACTACACCAAAAAGACACAGGAAGTTGCAGAACAGCGCAAGGAATTAGATATATTGCAGGAACAGTTAAACGTTTCAGCACAACAGTTCCAAGAGCAACAGCAACTGAATAGTATGTTAATAGAGGATGTAGCGAAAATTACAGCACTAGACCAACAACTAAATCAATATCAAAACGTGGATTGGCAGCAGTTGTCTGATAGTGACTTTGTAGAAGCGCAAAAACTTTTCTTTTCTTATAATCAGCTACAGAAACAACGTAGCGATGCAGTTTCACAATTTGAAGCCAAAAAGCAGGTACTCGTAACGAAGCAACAACAAGATATGGCAAGCAAGTTAGCAAAAGGTAAAGAGGCTTTATCCAAAAAGATACCGAATTGGAGTCCAGAGACTACCCAAAAACTTATCTCCGTTGGTAAAGATTACGGCTTTAGCGATGCTGAACTTAATTCCATAGTTGACCCCAGACACGTTGAGGTGCTTCACGATGCTATGCAATGGCGAAATTTAAAGAATAACTCAGTAGGAAAGAAAAAAGTATCACGCGCACAGCCTGTTGTGAAACCAGGTGCAAAAGATACAAAGAACCGAGCTAACAATCAGTCTAAACAGATGCGCGAAAGATTGCGTAAAACTGGTAGCTCTGACTTAGCTTCTAAACTAATTGAAGATATGATTTAAGGAGTAACAACAATGGCAATTTCAGCAACCAATACCTACACAGGTGCAGGTATTAAAGAGTCCTTTGAGGACGTAATTTTTGATATATCACCAGAGGAAACCCCTCTACTTTCTATGGCCAAGCGTACTACTGCTGGTCAAACTTACCACCAATTCCAAACAGATGCACTAGCTGCAGCTGGAACTAACGCTGCTATTGAGGGTGATGACGCAACATTTGCTACACTGGCTGCAACAACAGTATTAGGTAACTACACACAGATTTCTCGTAAAACTGTAAACGTATCTAATACCTATGATGTGGTTAAAAAGTATGGCCGTAAACAAGAAGTCGCCTATCAACTTATGAAAGCTGGTAAAGAACTTAAACGTGACATGGAGTTTGCGTTAGTACGTAACCAAGCATCATCAGCAGGTGGAGCTGGTACAGCTCGTACATCAGCAGGTATGGAATCTTGGATTACTAACCGAGTATTAGCAACAGGCTCTACAGCAGGTACAACTCCTGGTTTCTCAGGTGGTACAGTTGCAGCTCCAACAGATGGTACAGCAGTAACATTCGTTGAAGCAGATTTAAAATCAGCATTAGAATTAGCATGGTTAGATGGTGGCGAGCCAACAACTATCCTTATGTCTTCTGCTAACAAAAAACGCTTCTCAGCATTTGCAGGTATTGCAGAAAAACGTCACATGGTTAACGGAACAAGTGAAGCAATAATTACTGCGGCAGCAGATGTGTACGTCAGCGATTATGGTAATCATACCGTTAAATTAGACAGATTCATGAGAGATGAGGCTGTATTATGTATTGACCCAGGCTATGTATCTCTAGCTTCTCTACGTCCTATGGTGCAAGAAGAGTTAGCGAAAACTGGTGACTCTACTAAATACTTAATCACAACAGAGTACGCTCTAGTGGTTAATAATCCTAATGCTCACGCTAAGGTACAAAACGTAGGTTTATAATATAAAACTATGATAGAATAGGGGGGTGGAAACATCCCCTTATTTTTTAAAACTATGAGTATATTATTTGACAAAGACCCTGTTACAGGGATAACACAGTATTTTGATTACGACCCTACTAAGGATGAGTATCAAATTACATCAGTACAAGACCCAACATCACTTTTAGAAAAGTTAAAGCAGGTACGAAACAATCCTGATATATGGCAAAAGAGTGTAAAAGAAAGCTGGGCGCATTATGCTTCTATACCACCGGTTGTTGAAATGCAATTGAAAGCAAAAGGTATAGACATATATAACAAAGACCAAACCAAAGAATTAATGAAAGAAATAAACACTAACTATCCTTGGCTGAAAACAACAACGAAACGGCATGGATAGAGAAGAATTAAAGAACGTACAATTAGCTATTCACAATCTAGTAGAGAGTGAACAGTATGACGTTGCATTGCCTATTATTAACGAAGTATTAGAAGTATATCCTGATGACGCAGCAACATTAAACTTTTTAGGGTATGTATGGTTAATGCAAGAAAGACCGGCATTTGCTTACCAGTTTTTTAGACGTGCATTACAAGAGCAACCAGGCAACAAATCGTTATGGGTAAATCTAGGTAGAGCCTGTCATGAGTTATGCAACTATGATGATTCTATCAACTACTTTTTAAAAGCTGCAGAATTAGATAACGAATATGCTATGGCCTACTCTAACGCTGCTGCTGCATTAGTTCATTTAAGTAGATGGAAGGATGCAGAGGAAGCTGCTAACATGGCTTTAGAATGTAACCCTAATGACTTAAACGCACAAATGAATTTATCACATTGTTACTTTGCTCAAGGCCGGTGGGATGAAGGCTGGAAAGAGTGGGGTAAATCGTTAGGTGGTAAGTTTAGAAAAGAATGGCACTACGGTGATGAAACCCGATGGGATGGTGAGAAAGATAAAGCAATTATTATTTATGGTGAGCAAGGGTTAGGTGATGAAATATTCTTTGCCTCATGTTTAAATGATGCTATAGACGTTAGTAAGAAAGTATATTTAGATTGTGACCCAAAGCTAGAAGGTTTATTTAAACGTAGCTTTCCTAACGCTGAGGTACATGGCACAAGACGTGAACAACATCCAGAGTGGATAAAGGACAAACAGTTTGACCATAGATGTGGGCTAGGCGGTGTAGGAGAGTTCTTCCGACACACTAACAAAGACTTTATTAATAAACCCTATCTAACGGCAGACCCAGAAAGACGCAAGATGTGGAGAGCGTTGTTTGACTCGTATGGTAAAAAAGTTATTGGGTTAACGACACAAGGTGGTATGAAGCACACCAATCAAAAAGGTCGCCAACTAACTAAAGAAGACTTAGAGCCACTACTCAAACAAGATTATATATTCGTTAGCTTAGATTATAAGGTAGAGGAACAAATACCAGGCGTTAAATACTTTCCATTTGCCACACAATCTAACGACTATGATGACACCGCAGCGCTTATAGCTGAACTAGATATGGTAATAGGTGTAAACACTACCGCACAACATTGTGCAAGCGCTCTAGGCGTTAAAACGTGGTGTTTAGTACCTAAGTATCACCAATGGCGTTACGCACAGCCTAGTATGCCTTGGTATCGTTCTATGAGGCTTATATACCAAGATAATAAAACATGGAAAGAAGTCATTGAGCAACTTAATATCTGACGAATACCGGGAGATGCAAGCAGAGTTGCATAAGAACCCCAACTACGGTGTAGCAAGCACATACTTTGCGCCAATAGTAGATAACGTTATTAAAGCATATGAAATAAAAGAATTACTGGATTATGGTGCAGGCAAGTGCCGTTTAAGAGATAGTATAAAAGAAAAAGTTACTTACTATCCTTATGAGCCTAGTAATCCTAAATGGTCAGCAACACCAGAACCAAGAGAGCTTGTAACGTGCATAGACGTACTAGAACACATTGAACCAAACCTCATTGATAATGTCTTATTAGACCTACAACGAGTTGTTTCTAAATATGGCCTATTTACTATACATACAGGCCCAGCAGTAAAAACTTTACCCGATGGCAGAAATGCTCATTTAATACAACAACCATTCAACTGGTGGTCTGATAAGATTAAACCACTATTTGGCATTATCAGGCAGGTTAGCATTGATAACGGTTACATTGTATTCGTTAAAAAACTCTAAGGAATAATTCATGGCTTTTACCAATTACACTACCTTCGTAGCAACGGTAGCTAACTACCTTGCGCGTACTGATTTGTCAGATAACATACCTGACTTTGTAGAATTAGCACAAGAAAGAATAAGTAGAGATTTGCGTGTAAGACAAATGCTTAAAGTAGCTACCGCAGACGTTACCGGTGGTGATGCTACAGTTGCATTACCTTCTGATTTTTTAGAGTTACGAGAGATACATTACGCAAATACTCCCATTGTTAATTTAGAATATCAAACGCCTGATTTATTCTTTAGGAATAACCAGGTTAATTCATCTGGAATATCGCACTACTACACGTTATTAGCGCAAGAGTTTCAATTTGCACCAATATCTACCGGTAATACCATACAAATACTTTATTACTCAAAACCTGAATTTATTTCTACATTACTTCCAAGTAATATTTATTTAGCCAATTTTCCAGACGCACTACTTTATGCAACGTTAGCAGAAGCAGAGCCATACCTAATGAACGATGAAAGAATAGGAACATGGTCAGCGCTATATGATAGAGCAATAACTAATATCATCTCTAACGATAAAGGTGGGAAATACCCAAACACTTCATTAATGGTAACAACACGATAAGGAAACAATTATGTCCGAATTTAGCAATTATTCAGAAGATTTAGTAATTAATGTTTTATTAAGAG